CGTAGGCGCCGGCCTTACAAAGCTATACGGCGCGCGCACGCAGGAGGACGGCGGCAGCAAGACCATCTGGGAAAAGATGGTGCAAAACACCGACGCCAGCCTGGCGCGCTCGCCGAATAGCGCGGTGTCGCGGCAGTTCAAACAGTTTCTAGACACAGGCAAGTTCCCGGCCGCGCCGTCGGCGCACTTCCTGAAATACGCGCTTGAATCGCTGGACGTGGGCTTGCGCGAGGTCGCGCGCAGCCAGCAGCACAAGCAGGGATTTCTCGACTCGTTCCTCGGCAAGCTGCTGGTCACGGCGGCACAGGTCGGCGCGTCGTTCCTGCCGGGCGGCCAGTTCATCGCGGCCGGCATCGGTGCGGCGGTGGGCTCCATGAACGGCGGCGGCGTGTTCGGCGCCATCAAGGGCGGCCTGTCCGGCTACGGGATCGGCAAGGGCGCGCAGTGGATAGCCAATGGCGGGCTGACAGGCGCAGTCAACGCGATCACCGCGCCAGCCAACGGCGCCGGCATCACGGCGACCGGCGGCGGCGGGTTCGCCGCGATCGCCAATGGCGCCACCAACATAGCCACAGGCATAGCCAGCGGCGCCGCACTGCCGGGCATTCAGGCTTTCGGCGGCCTGGTCACTGGCATCGCATCCAATGCGGGCGGCGTCGCTGGGCCGGTCGTGCCGCGTCGCGATGGCACGGCCAACCCGGCCGCCTCGGGCGGGGCCGGCGCCGGTACGCCCCGCGCCACGCTGCCCGATCCCGATCGTGAGGCCGCCGCCAACGCGGGCAAGGCGCGGATCGCGGCGTCCCGTCTGGGCCGCACAAATTCGTGGATCATAGACCAGCGCGGCGGGCGCGGTGACCCGCGCCGCCTGCCGAATCGCCGGCCGATGGCGCGCTCGGCGTCGGTCATTCCGATCGCCGACTACACCCCGACAGGCCGCCCGGTGGCGACCTCGACGGTACGCAATGGCCAGACAACTATTCAGATGGTGGCATGATGGCTGATGCGGCTTTTCACCTGCGGCGATTCACCAAGGGCAAGAGCGACCGCGAAGGCTTGTCGTGGATCTTCCGCGACTGCTACGCCTACACGTTCCCCATTCGAGGCGCGCGCTTCTCGACCGGCGGCGCCGCGACCAGCAACAACGGGCAGACTGAAAGCAGTTGGGCGGCGACCGCGCAAGCCGATCTCATGGACTCGACCGGCACCGACTCGGCGCGCATCCTGGCGGCGGCGCTCAAGGATGGCGGGATGCCCGCGACCTCTCAATGGTTCGAGTTCGACGTTGACAACGCCGACGACGACGCAAAGCTATGGCTCGACCAGTCCGCGCGCAAGCTGTGGAAGCTCATACACGGATCGAATTTTGATGCCGTGGCGTTCGAGTGTCTGATCGACGAGGTAGCGTGCGGCCAGTCGGTCATGTTCGTCACGGAAGGCGACGCGGGCGGCTTCCAGTTCGAGCAGTGGGAGTTCGCCGATTGCGTATTCTCCTGCTCTAAGGCGGGCGGCCCGGTCGATACCATTTACCGCGAGTACACGTTGACCGCCGAGCAGGCGATCAGCGAGTTCGGCCCCGATCGCGTGTCGGCCAAAGTGCGCGACGCGATGGCGCATGACCCTTCCGCGTCGTTCTGCTTCGTCTATTGCATCTATCCGCGCGACGGTCAGTACGGCCCCTTTGCGCTAAACATGCCTTTCGCCGAGCTTGTCATCGAGCGCGACACCGCGCACCTGGTGCGTGAGGGCGGTTACAACGAATTCCCCTGCGTCGTCCCGCGCTGGATGATGCTGGCGGGGACGCCCTACGGCATCGGCCCGGCTTACGTCGCGCTGCCGGACATGCGGCAGCTAAACAAGACCATCCAGCTACAGATCCTTGGGCTTGAGGTTCACGCGGGCGCCGGCACCTACAAGGCGATCGACGACGGCGTATTCAACCCGCACAACGTGCGGCTGGGTTCGCGCAAGGTGCTGGTCGTCGGCGACATGGACAACCTGCAACCGCTCGGGCAGGCCGGCAACTTGCAGGCCACGCTGCTGGACATTGAGCGGCTACAGAAGTCTATCCGCAAAGTATTCATGGCCGACGCCTTGGAGCCGGCGAACAGCGGCCCGGCGCGCACGGCGACCGAGATCAACGTGCGGGTAGACTTGATCCGCCAGCAGCTAGGGCCGATGTACGGCCGGCAGCAGGCCGAGTTACACATGGCGCTGATCGCCCGCTGCTTCGCGATGGCGCTACGCGCGGGTGCGCTCGGCGTGCCGCCGCGCTCGCTGGTCAACGTCGAGTACCGGATCAAGTTCACCAGCCCATTGGCACGCGCTCAGCAGTTGGCCGACGTGCAGGCCATCGACACCTATCTGAATTCGACGATGGCGCTCGATGCAGTGATCGACCCGTCCGCGCTCGACAACGTGGACGTGCCGAAGCTGAACAAGATCCGCGCCGAGCGCCTGGGCGTGCCGCGCGATGGACTGCGCAAACAATCCGACATTGACGAGATGCGCGCCAACCGCGCCAAGCAACAGGCCGCGCAGGAAGCCGAGCAAGCGGGCCTCATGGCCGCGCAGGCGAAGGACGCAGGACAACCCACAACGGCGGCCGGCATGGCTGCGGCGGGCGGGGCGCGTTTGCGTCTCGCTTCTGGCTAAGAGGACACCTTAATGGCCGATAGTTCCACAATATCAAGCTCGCTCGCTACGCTCACGAGCGCCGGGTGGCTTACGTCCAACCCGCTGCGGTTCAAGGTGTGCGGCATTGTCGGCGACTCTGAGCTAGGCGGCGGCAATGCTACGGCATCTGTTACCGCAACAATTGCGGCCGGCGTCATCACATTTACGTGGTCTGGGTCGCCGATGTTTCGCGGCGCGACATTCAATATTGCGGGCGCTGCCGAAGATACGATAAACGGCACGTACACTTGCACAAGCTCGGTCGGGAACAATTTCACCGCCAGCGCAATAGGCGGAAGTGACGGCGCCGTGAGTGGGTCGCTGATCTGCACGATGGATCACCGCATCAACGATAGAAACTCGGTAAATATCGCGAATGCAGCCGTCGGCGGATATTTCGACTATGTGATAAATCGTGCTGTATCCGGCACAACCTCGGCGCAAATGCTAGCACGATGGTCTCGCGATGTGCCGCGCTGGGGTTTCGAGGCGATTGTTATCCAGTCGTTTACGAACGACTTTCGGACATGCACCACAGCAACGGCGGCGGCGGCGCTGGCAACGGCCAAGACGAATGCGATCATCGCCGCCGGCCTCTGCAAGTCGATCGGCATGATCGCTATTTTCGGCACGGTGCCGACGGGCAGCGACGCGACGTGGACCGGCGACGCCGCGCGCGTGCCCACGGCGCTTTTGTTTAACGAATGGCTGCGGCGCTTTTGCGTGGCCAACCAGAAGGACGGCGTTTATTTGCTAGAAACGTGGGGGGCGCTGTGCGACCCCGCCAGCACAACAGGCGTTTTCCGCACCTCTCCGGCTGCCTATAGCAACGATTTCATTCACCCTAACGGGCTCGGCGCGTTCGCGCTTGCTCGGGCTGTCGTTTCGGTGTTTCAGCAGGCGTTTGCAATTGTGCCCGGTCGGCGCTGTGTGTCGGCCGCCGATTCGGTCGCGATCACGTCCAGCCTAAACCAGCTAAACACTAACCCGCTTATGTTGAGCGGTGGCGCTACAGCAACGGGGTACACGATTGCTAATATCGTGACCGGCGGCAACGTGCCCAGCATCGTTGCGCGATCCGACGGGTTCGGGAACAATCAGCGAATAGTAATCACGAGCGCGGCGAACGGAGACGGCGCCAGTTTTACCGGCACGTCGTGTCACGCAAGCGTAGTCGCGGGCGACGTGTTGCAGCTTGAGGTCATGTTGTCGCTGTCGTCGATCACGGCGCTGAACAATTTTGAAATATCGCTAGATTTTACGCTCGACGGCCAAGCGTACTTTTGTCGCGCGAATTCGACAAACGGTCAAACGCCCGGCTGGCGCGACGACTTCACGGATTATGTTTTCCGCACTGTGCCATTTGTCATGCCGTCCGGATCGCTTACCGTGTGCCGCGCGCGCTTGCAGGCGACGCATACGGGCGTCGGCGGGTGCACGGCGGACATTGCGCGCCTGGGGATCAATCGACTGGCGGCGTAATGGCAGACGAAACGACATTTCACACCAGCGAAGCCAGCGCCAAGCGCCGCGCCGATGCGGGCGCGTACCGCCGGATCTTCGAGGACAACCCCGACGGCGCGGCCATTCTCGAAGCACTGCAAGCGCGATTCTGTCGTAAAATCTGGCACGCGGGCGGCCTCGAAGGCGCCCGGCAGACCGACTATGCCAACGGGCAATTTTCGGTGATCAACTTTATCAACGCGCAGATCAACATCGCGCACGGCGTAGGAGATCCCAACGATGACGGCGCAAGTTAGCGGCACCTTTGCCAATGGTCAGAGCGTAGGCGTCGGCATTCGCGGCGACGTGCTCGTGATCCCCTCGGGTTACACGTCGATGCAGTTGACCCTAGACGGCGCGATCGATGGCTCGAACACGGTGAAAACCCGCAAGAGCACCAACGGCGGCCAGACGTGGACCGACCAAACCACATACAACAGCGCGCAGGCCGGCGTCGCCGTGACGGTGGCGCATGGCGAACAGTGGGTGCTGGAGACCGTTACCGGCCAGGCCAGCAAGCAGATCGGCTATCGCATGGAATGCGACGGGTAAGCCATGCCGATCACCGCCGACACGCTCCGACGGGCGCGCAAAGTGCTGGACGCGGCTGACGTGGCCCCGGGGCCGCGGATCCTGCGATGCACCGGCGCACAGTTCAACGCGCTGCGCGCAAGCGTCGGAGCGGCATCGGTGGCGGTGGCCGCCGGCGATTATCTAGAAGTCGACGATCACGGCTGGACGGTGCTCAGGCCTGCCAGCGACTACGACGGCGAGACCGTGATCGGCTGTGGTGAAATTGGAGACCTTCGATAATGTTTAAGCGATACGCGATCCTGCAAGACGAAGCGCCGGCCGGCGACATGCTGCCACCATCCGGCGGAGATCCGCCCGCCGGTGACCCGCCAGCAGCGCCAGCAGCAGGCGACCCGCCCGCCGCGCCTCCCGCCGCCCCGCCTGCGCACCGTTCGTCACTGGCCGCGATGGCCGCCGAGTTGGCAGGCGAGACGCCACCGGCTGGCGATCCTCCCGCTGGCGACCCGCCACCACCGGCCGCCGACGGCCGCCCGGACTGGTGCGAGGAAAAATTTTGGAACGCCGAGACCAAGGAAGTGCGGGCCGACGCGCTCGCGAAGTCCTACAAAGAATTGCAATCGAGGTTCAAGGCGAGCGCGGACGTGCCGCCGAAAGAACCGGGCGACTACAAGATCGAGCCGCTTGAGGGCGAAACCTGGTCACTTCCCGATGAGGCGGCCAAGCCGTTTCAAGAGTGGGCGCACGAGCTTGGCATCAGCAACAAGGTATATAACGCCTTTCTGCGCGAGCATTTGAGCGGCGTCACCGAGGCGCGCGATCAGGCCGTCGACCGTTTCCTGGCGCAGCAGACCAGCGACGCGCGCGCCGCGCTGGTCGCCGAGCATGGCAGCGAGGCGGCGGCGAAGCGCATTCAGGCCGACTACTTCCGAGGCTTTCAGGCATTTGCCACCCCGGAGGAAATGGCCGCGCTTGAGTCTGTGCCCGACAACCCGGCGATAATGAACGTACTGGCGCGGGTGTGGAACGCCACCAAGGAAGGCCGCCCGCCGAATGCCGGCGCACAGGTCGACAGCTTCGAGACGCTGGGCCAAGAGGTGAATATCCTTTTCAAGACGCCCGACGGCGCGCTTATGAAGGGCGATCACCCGGAACACGTCGCCGCCGTCGCCAAGCGCGACGCCTGGCTGGCCGAGTGCGCGAAGCGCGGGATCCGTGATACGGTCGCCTATCGGCGCGAGAAGTTCGGCGCGTAAAGTCCACGAGCCTGGCAAGGGCAAGGGGTCGCCAAGCCCCGCGGTAAACCATCATCCGCCGCGGGGCTTGGCAGTTTCTGACAACCTGTTCTAATCTATCCCCAGCGGCCAACCTGAAAAGGCCCGCAACCGAGACTCATCACGCCACGCAAGGCGGCCCGCGAGAAGCGGCCAACCGACAAGCCGGCACGTTTAACACCGTGTTTGCATTATCGGAGGCCGCGCCATGTCGCAGCAGATCACCGAAAATTTCGTACAGGCATACAGCAACCAGTTTTACGAGACTGGCCAGCAGATGCAGTCGCGCTTTGCGCCGTTCGTCACCATCAGCGCCGGCATCGTGGGCGCATCCAAGGCAATGGAACGTGTCGGCAAGGTTGACGCCTACGACATCACCAGCCGCCACGCCGATACCCGTTATGTCGAGACGCCGCATTCCCGCCGCTGGCTCGACCTGACCGACAAGGGCGCGGCCGAACTCGTCGACGAGATGGACGAGATCCGCCTGTTGGCCGATCCAAAGTCCAAGTATCCCAAGATCATGGTCCAGGCGCTCAACCGCGCGAAGGACGATGTGATTTATGCGGCCATCCGTGGCACCGCGCGCACCGGCAGCGGTACACAGGTATTGCCGGCGGCGCAGAAGATTGCGGAAGGCGGCACCGGCCTGACCTTGGCCAAGCTCCTGACCGCCAAGGAACTGCTCGACGCGGCCGAGATTGAGGCCGACGAAGGCATGGACGCCACCGGCCAGGGCGCAAGCCCCAGCCGCGTGATCGCCTGTTCCTCGAAGCAGTTGACGAACCTTTACGGCACCACCGAGATCAAGAACATTGATTACAACAGCGTCAAGGCGCTGGCCGAAGGGCAGATCAATACGTTCTTGGGCTTCCGTTTCATCCGCTCCGAGCGTCTGGCCAAGACCAGCACCACCCGCTTTGCGGTTGCCTGGTGCAAGCCGGCCGTCGCGCTCGGCATCGGCAAGGACATCGTAACCAGCATCGACACGCTGCCGACCAAGAACTATTCGGTTCAGGTTTACGCGCGCATGTCGATCGGTGCGGTGCGCCTT